CCGCCATACGGTGTTAATTATCAATCCAATATGCGCACAAAAACAAAAAAATTAGATGTATTAGCGAATGATGATGTATTTTTAGATATCGCGCCTGTAATTGAATACCTATCAAAAGGCTGGGTATTTATTTGGACAAGCTGGAAAGTGCAAACCAAATGGATTGATCAATTTAAATCATTTGGCTATCCATCTAATATGATAATTTGGCATAAACCGGGTGGCGGGATTGGTGATTTAAAAAAGACATTCTCAAGTGATTATGAGGTTGGGTTGGTTTGGCACCGTGATGCCGCGCTATGCGGTAAGCGCATTGGGTCGGTCTGGACAATCAATAAAGACGGCGCAATGACTTATGTCCACCCCACACAGAAGCCTGTTGCATTAGCTTCGGAAGCATTAGATAAGTGTACTAAAATTGGTGATTATATTCTTGACCTTTTCGGCGGCTCAGTCTCAACCCTAATCGCATGTGAAAAGCTAAAACGCAAATGCTTTATGATGGAGCTTGACCCAAAATATTGTGACGTTATAATTAAGCGATACGAACAATACACTGGCAAAAAAGCCGTTTTGGAGCAATGATGGGATTACCCGGTGTAGCACATGTGCCAACAGACAAAACTAAAGCTGAGGTCGCTGCTCTATTAAGTTTCGGTAATACTCAAGCCGAAATATGCTCATATCTTGATATTACTGACAAAACATTCAATAAGCATTATGAGCATGAGATTCGTACTGCTGTAGTTCGCGCTAATGCAGGTGTTGCACGTAAACTTTACAATAAAGCCATGGTTAATGATGATTTGCAAGCTCAGATATTTTGGCTTAAGACGCGAGCTCGGTGGCGCACTGCAGATGTCCCTGAAGACAAGCAAGATGCATCTGACACCCTCAACAAAATACAAGCATTGGTTGCGGATTTAAATAAGACTAATGTAAGTGATATTTAACAGTTTATGAGGTCGACTGTGGCACAGATCATAAATCCTGTAGTTAGCCCTAGCAGGTGCCTCACCAATGAATGACCAAGAACACGCCCAACTAATCAGCGACCTACAATCCTCATTCTTTCTATTCGTACGTACATTCTATCCAATACTTACCGGTCGTGACTTTATTATTAGCAACCCACACGGTCGTGAGTCACACATCATTACAGTGAGCCGTGAGCTCGTTAAATGCGCCAATCTTGAGACATTGAAGCTTGTCATTAACATTCCACCGGGTCATGGTAAGTCAACTCTATTGGCGTTCTGGACGGCTTGGTGCTTGGCTAAGAATCCTGATAGCCGCTTTCTTTACATATCCTATTCACAAACCCTTGCGGCATCACATACGGATACGATTAGACGTATATTGATGATGCGGGAATTTAAGGAGTTATTTGGTGTCGAACTTAGACCAGATAGCAAAGCAAAAGACTATTTTCAAACAACTGCAGGCGGCGCTGTTGGAGCATTTGGTAGTGCTGGAGCGATTACTGGACGAGATGCTGGATTGCCAGGACTTGATAGATTCTCAGGTGCTCTCATTCTTGACGACCCACACAAACCTGATGAAGTCTATAGTGATACGATTAGAGAAAAAGTTATACAAAATTATCGAGATACAATTCAACAGCGCGCACGTGGAATAAACGTCCCCTTCATTATGATAGGCCAGCGCTTACACGAGGCAGACTTAGCAGCCTACTTACTAAACGGTGAAGATGGCCACGAATGGCGTCGCGTAATATTAAAATCAATTGACGAGGCAGGCAATGCGTTATATCCAGAAGCGTTTCCACTATCCATGTTACGTATTCGCCAGGAGAAAGATATCTATGTGTTTGCTTCGCAGCACCAACAAGACCCACAGCCTGCGGGTGGCTCATTATTTAAAATGGACTGGTTTATTAAACTCGATTTTGAACCACCAATCACTGTTACATTTATTACAGCAGATACCGCAGAAACCGACAAATCCTACAATGATGCAACGGTTTTTAGCTTCTGGGGCTTATATGAAATTGAAACGATGGGTAGAAAGACCGGAGAATACGGACTCCACTGGATAGATTGCCAAGAGTTACGAATAGAACCTAAGGATTTAAAAGAGGCCTTTATGGATTTCTACGGTGATTGCATGCGTCATAAAGTTCCCCCTAAAGTCGCATTTATTGAACGTAAGTCTACTGGCGTAACACTAACCAGCGTATTATCAGATTTAAGGGGGCTTAGTGTGCGTGGAATAGAGCGTTCACGTGCCTCCGGTAGCAAGACGCAGCGTTTTCTAACTACTCAGCCATATGTTGCAGCTAGGCAGATATCATTTAACAACGATGCCAAGCATGCTAGTATGTGTATCAATCACATGTCTAAAATTACGGCAAATGATAGTCATCGTCACGACGATATTGCAGATACCCTTTGCGATGCTGTCAAAATCGCACTCATTGACAAGTCAATCCAACGCAACATTACACAAAATGACACATTATCTGCTACTATTATGAGACCTCAACTTGAACGTCTACAAATAGAGAGCGATTTATATTATGGCGGACAATAAAGAATATTATAGCATCGAGAATCTCTCACGCATCAAACGCAATATCGCTACATCTTATTTGTACTTTGAAGACAATTACAAGCGGTTTAGAGACTTTCGCAGGTTTGTGTTTTGTGAATCGGTCACTGAAGACCAGCGTTCCATGCTTCGTAGACTTAATCGACCGGCTACGGAATTCAACATTTTAGAGGCGTTTATTAGTCGATTGCTGGGTGAGTTCAGCAAGCAAGAGCCATCGATTGTTGTATCACCAGCTGAGGACGCGCCAATACCCGACGAACTATTAAAGCTTATTGAAAATAACATACGTCACGTCATGTATGACGCTAACAAAAACTCATTTGCTTATGAGATTTACAAAGACTTGTTGTCTGGTGGATTCTCAGTCGGCAAGGTCTGGACTGAGTATGCTAATCCCATGGCGATGGAGCAAGTGATACGTTGGGCGCGCGTGTTTGATCCAACTTTGTGCGGATTTGACCCATTAGCAAGATCTAGTCATAAAGGGGATGGAGCGTACAGCTTTGAATTGTTTCCTATGCTGCAAGAAGATTTTGAGTTGATGTACCCTGATTTGCGTGTTGAGGAGCTAGAGTATCTTCGCGATATTGAGGGATTCAGTTGGACTTATGAGGACTCTCAGCAACGCAAGACTATTCTTGTTGGCGAGTATTACGAAAAGAAGAAGCGCAAAGTTAAAATAGTTAAGCTTGCTAATGGATCTACGATGCCATTGAGTGATTATAATAAACTTGCTAAGAAGTGGGTTGAATTGAATGTACTTGAGCAAATGCCTGTAATTACTGCTCGACGTACTACTGAGCTTGAGACTATTTGTTATTATAAGATTATTGGTTGCAAAGTTCTTGAATATCGCGAAACAGACTTTACATTTTTGCCCCATGTATTCTTTGATGGCCATTCAATTATATTGTCTCGTGGTGAGTCTAGTTCGCAGTCTTATCAAATGACAAGGCCTTATGTTTATCATGCTAAAGGCATTCAGGATTTAAAAAACTTTGCGGGTCAGACATTGGCCAATTATCTCCAAAATCAGGTGCAACATAAGTTTATCGTGAAGAAAGAGGCTATTCCACAAGAGAAAGATTATTTGTCTGCTCTGACTAACCCGCAGCGGGCTAGTACGCTTGTTGTGAATGCTTTTTATGAAAACGATCCTCAGCAAGCAATTCCCGATCCAATTCGTGAAGTGGTTAACATGCCTGCGCCTCCAGAGGTTATGGCGGCGTTTCAAGTTACCGATCCAACCACACAGACTATTCTTGGAAGTTATGCGAGTAACAATGGACAAAATGAAAATGACGCGTCTGGGAAGGCTGTTATTGCCACTCAAAGCGCCGGCAATGCTGCGGCCATGCCTTACGTGGTTGGCTATCTTGCTGGTCTTAATCAAATGGGCATTATCCATACAAACCTCATGCCTAAATATGTAGTTGAGAAAGGACGCAAGTTGCCAACCATGAACAATGCGGGTGACAGAGACTATCAAGAGGTTAATGGTGATCAGTCTCCTAAACTTGATTATGGTGAGCATGCCTTGAATGTTTGTATTGAGGCAGGTGTTAACTTTCAGGTGCAAAAGAGCGAGGCATTGCAACAAATAACAGCACTTATGCAGGCGTCACAAGAGTTTGCACAGTTCATGAATGACGATGAGACATTGCCCATTTTGGTTGATAACTTAACCATTTATGGTTCTGACAGACTAAAAGAAGCTGTGCCTAAGTGGATCCAGAAGAAAGCGCAAATGCAGCAACAAGCACAACAGATGCAACAAGAACAGATGAAAAACGATCCAAACATGATTCGCGCTCAAACTGAAATGATGAAGGTTCAACAGAAAGGCCAGCAAGATCAAGTTGAAAATCAAATTGCTATTGCTAAATTACAAGTTGAGAAGGAGTTGGCTCAAGCCAAGCTGATGGAAGCCGAGGCGAAGATATCAGCGGCTCAAGTTGATCAGGTTATTCGACTTGAAGAGGGTGAGACAAGCCGCTTTAATCACTCGATTGATAATGCCACCAAAATTGCGGAGTTAGAGTTTAAAGAACATCAAAAAGGTATCGACTTACACAATCAACACTTGAAGCATGTTGAATTGCATCATAATATTGAACAAGCAAATAAGCCGGAGAAAACAAATGAG